CGCGTCCGGTGCATTTGTCTATGGCAATCGCTCCAAGGTACGTGCTATTGGTTACCAGCCAAGGACCGATGCCCGCATGCTGTGGAACATGACGCGCGCACTGATTCAGAAAAAAATCTTGAAATCCGACTATCTCCCGACCGTCAATGCCGGCAAGGTCATTCAGATAGAGCGCGTCAACTACGCCATTATCACGGCTGCACATGCCTTCGAGAGTGGATCGGACGGCGGCGATAGCCGCCTGTACTCCAAGTTCTGGCTTGGCACCGTGGAAGAATAACTATGCTGCCGTCCCGTATTCCCGGCATCGTCCGATCCTACCTGGCGGCCTCGCGCGAGTGCCGTGTTGAAATCCCCGGCTTGACGGATGGCGCCGATGTTCTGCCGCTAGCCGAGATTGAGTATCCGATTGGCGACAAGAGCAAAGCGGCGAGCCATGCAACCGAGATCGAGATCCAGCCAGGTGATCTTGTCTGGTTGGCGTTCGAGGGCGGCGATCCGCGCTATCCGATCATTACCGGCTTTCGCAATGCGAGGGCCGGCAATGCGATTGACTGGCGGCGCTGGCATCACGCGAACATCGAATTGACTGCGGACGGGATATTCCGTGTCAACTGCGCACGCTACGAGATCAATGCTAGTGAGATGGTCGACGTGAAGACGCCGCAGGCGACGTTTTCTGAGAAGGTGACCTCTGTCGGTTTGCTTACCTATCAGGCTGGTCTGGCGGGATCTAACGGCGGTGGCGGGCCAGGAGCACAAATTCAAGGTGGCATTGAGAATACCGGCGGCGAGATTATTAGCAATGGCATCGGAGTGGAATCGCATCATCACGACGAACACGACGGCCCACCTACTGGCCTGGCAAAAGCATAATCAACAAAAACAAGGAACGGTATGGCAAAGAATCTCATTTTCAGTTTTGACGACATGGGCAGCAAGAAAGATGCGGCGACCCGCGCAGTGGTGCGTTACTTCGCGCGTGCGGGCTCCCATATCGTCCAGGGCGACGTGTCGCCCAATATCAAGCGCTCATCCGGCGTGTCCTACCGCGAAATGGTGCTGACGTTCGCTGACAGCCAGGTGGTGACGTTCTCCATAAAACAATCGGGGGATATTTTTCAAGTGAAACTGAACGGGAAGGTTGTGCCGCTTAAGCACCAGGACGACCAGGCAGCAGCCATTGGCGAGATGGTCGGCATGATGGATGCCGGCCGCTCGAAATTCCAGGCTGCCATGGCGAAGGTGCGTGTTCAGTTGCCGGACAGCATACGGACGGCGGCGCCCAGAATGGAGATCGCGCTGCAAGAAAAGTCTGCGGCACTGGATGTCGCCATTGCTGCCATCACTGAGGATATTGCGGCGTTGGGTTAAATCCCGCGAAGATGGAAAACAGCAAAAAGTGGCACTGCGTCACCGCGTAATAATGGAATTGCACATACCGCGTGGGTATTTCACCTGCGCCGACATGGGGGCAAATCTTAATTACGACAAGGGTGATCTATGCCAAAGCAACATGCGGAATATAACAACGCAAAAACAGAAAAAGTCAGTACGTTTTATACGAAATTGAAGGAAACGGCGGTCAGCAGCACAGGCGTGTTTGATTCTGCCAGCGCCGGCGCATTCATTGCCGATGCCCAGAGCCTCTCCGCATCGATTACGGGTGTCGAGGTTCCCGAGGATCTGCAGATCCTCTTTGATGAGTCGGGTGAGGGCCGTGCCGGCATCGCGGGCGCTATTCTGGACGGTGCGGCCTTTTTCGAGGCGGAGCACGGCGTCGAGCCGACCGCAGACGTGCTGCAATGGGCGATTCACCAAGCCTATGCAACCTCAGAAAATGCGCGCTCTAGGTACAAGCTCGACTCGGCCTCCAACCTGGCGCACGATCCGATGTCCTTGCAACAAAATCGGGCCGTCATCTCGATTACGGCCGCTATGGCCGAAGCTATTCCGGTGGCGAACTATCTGCCAGCCGATATCGGCTCCAACGAAGCGCCACTGGTGATCGTGTCGCACGAAGCCGGCAGCACCTTCGGTCACTATGGCGCCGGCGACCTGATGGACGGCGTCCTGAGTGGCCGCGCTTATACCTCTGCACAACGTACCCACTTGTTGAAGCGCACCGGTGACGACTTCGGCGGCAAGGTCACGCCGATTCAGCTGACTGTCGATACGTGTGACCAGGATGCGCCGTCAGCCAAGTTGCTCAAGGGCCGTACCATCATCTACATCAACGGCTTGCCGGTGGCGAAGGAAACCAGCGCTGATGCGCCGGCTTCGGCTTCGCCGATTAGCGGCTATGTCCGTCTGGGCGGTACGCTCTTTACCGTATCCGGTTCGATGAATTCGGACACGGGCGCCGTGAAAGTCACGACTGTACCGGCGCTGCCAGCGAATACCCCAGTGATCGCCGAAGCGGTGATCGACTTCGAGAACAACAAGGGCATTATCCCGATCGTCAATACCATTGCAACGCGCTTTATCCTGCGCGCTTCGCCATGGAAGGCCAACGCCTTTGTCTCGACCGATAGCCAAACGCAGATGGCGAACGAAATCGGTTTGAATCCCATGGGCGAATCGATGCTGGCTATTCGCAATCAATTTGCCAATGAGCGCCACTATCAGGTGCTGGAGAAGGCCGCCCGCATTGGCGCCAACAACGCCATGGTCTGGGATTTCAAGTGGGATACCCAAGGTCTGGAAAAGACCCGCGCGCAGATCTGGCAGGACGGCTCCTGCATTCTCGGTGCGGCCAGCCAGCAGATGGCGGAAGACACCATGGATCACGGCATTACGCACTTGTATGTATCGAAAAAGATGGCGGCGATGATCCAGGGCTTGCCAAGCACCTTGTTTGTTCCGTCAGGCGTGACTGCCCGTCCTGGGATCTATCGGGTTGGTCGCCTGTTCGGCATGTACGAGGTGTATTACTCGCCGCGCATCGTGGACGTGGACCACAAAACGACCCGCATTATCTGTATCGGTCGTTCGACCCAGGTAGCGCGTAATCCGTTCGTTCTTGGCGACGCTGTGGCGCCGATGCTGATCAACATGAATGCCGACGAAGACCAGCGCTACAAGCAAGGTTTCTATGCGCGCAACTTCACGGCGGTCAATCCGCATCTCCCGTCCGCCATGGGATGTGCCGTCATCGAAGTGATCAATCTCGACTAATCCACCCACACCGAAGGAGCTGCACAAATGGCAAGTACATTACATTTGGGCGCTTCTTCCCTGACGGGGAAGAGCGTCAATACATTGGTCGAAGAGGCATTCGGGACATCGGAGTTTCCTCTCGCCTTGCGTCTTACGAATAACACACCGCGCTACCTGGTGTTTCCAGATATCCGCGTCGAGCTGAAGCCGAATTTCAGCGCACCAGACAACCAGATCGATGTCACGTTCAAGGATCACGCCCAGCTGACACGTTTTGCGTCGGACGTGGATTCCTTGTCGGAACTGAACCAATGGGCTGATGCGATGGCACTGGATGGAGTGGACGACGGCCAATCTGAAGAGGTGGCCGCCAAGGCTCCCGCCGCCGGCAAAGGCCAGAAAAAGGCTACCGCCGAGCCTAAGTCGCCGGTGGATACGCCAGCGGACGATGTGGCCAATACCGACAAAAAATAAGGAATTCCTATGTCTACTGCTTTTAACCGGCAGCTTGGCTCGCAATCGGGCGTGCAATTAAATCCTTTGCAGGATATGACCGATGGCTACGCGCCGGATAACTCCGATCAGGTGTTCGGCATCGTCATGCGCGCTACGCGCGGGCGTATCGATAAGCCGTTTCGTGTGAATCGCGGCAATTTCCAAAAGAAGCTCGGCCGCGGCGAGTCGTTACGTGCGTCAGCACTGAACGAGGCGCATATCCATGTCTATGAAGCTTTGCAAAAGGGTGCTGCCTCAGCGGTGGTGCAGCGCCTGACGACCGGCACCGCCGTGCTGTCGACTATCATCGTGACCCAGCCGGAGGCGCCCGCGACGGACCTATTATTCACCATGGCCGCCGATGTGCCGACTGATAAGCCGTTTTTGTTGTCTGTAAAGCATCTTGAATGCTACAACGACGGCGTGGTGGTCGAGCTGCACGCCGACCCGGTGACGGAGAATGGCGTGCCCGTCGCTAATCGCCTGGTGACGCTGCGATTGCGCGACAAAGACCGCAATACGCTCTACGAATTTGTGGGATCGCTCAATCCGGAGGCCCTGGACGACTATCAGCAAAGCGCTTATTTGCCGGATGTGGTGGAGCGCACAACCGACAACGTCGAAGTCCTAGTAGGCAGCGGCGCGCAGATTGCGCCGACCTCGAATGCCTACGGGCGGGACGCCAATGGCCGGCCCAAGTTCGCCACTTCCCCGGTGATGACGTATTTTACCGAGGGCAGCACCGCCTACGGTGTACCGGACTTTGCGCGCGCGCGGGATTTGCTGCAGAAGACGGAACACGACTACGCCTATATCGTCAGCGGTGGTTCGCATGCGCCGGCATTGCTGTCTGCCTTGGCCCAGCTGGCCTATGACACCAACCGGCAGTTTGCCTGGGATGTCCCTGGCACGCTGTCGCCGGAAGCGGCGATTGCCTTCATTGCGCAGCTGAATTTCGATTCTCATTACTGCCAGGCGTACTGGGCGCCGTTGAAGTCTGATGACCCGCTGGGCTTGAACGGCAAAGTGGTGCTCGGCACCTCGGCGTACAACGTGGCACGCCGTTGTTTGCGCAATGCCCAGACGGACGCCAATGGCTTTGCGCCTAAAAACTATCCGATTGCCGGTAAAAACTGGCCGCTAGATAGAACGGGCATTGTGCAGATCCATACACCTGACGACGATTTGAGTGATCTGGCTGATGCCAAGATCAATCCGGTGATCTACGTCAAATACAACGGTGGCGGTAAGTACGTGTTCAGTGATTCGCTGACCTGCGCTAAAACGGCGGTCTCCATGAAAAAGCTGATCTCAGTGGCTGATATGTCCAGCTCGATCGATGACTGGGTCACACGCTTTGCCAAAGAGGCGTTGCAGCTCCCTATGGAAGTGTCCGTCAAAAAAACCGATGCCTTCCTCAAAAAGCTGTTCAAGGATGCCAAAACGGCGAAATGGATTGTGCCGAGCACCGAGATGGACGGGGAAGCGTTTCAGTACGTGGTGCAACCCAATGCGCTGCGGCCGGCGGATCGCATGGACGTGTCCTATTCCTTGAAATACGACGGCACCAATCGCCAAACGTTCGTTACCCAAACACTTTCCCGCTAATCGGGCTTTATAAAATGAAAGGAAGAAGATGAGTCATTTAGCTGCAACAGCGATTCGCAATACCTTGTTTGGCAAGGATGTTGCGCACAACAACCGGCAGACGGTGCTGGATTCGGCATCCGATGACGAAGGCGGCAATGCCGCGGCGGACTATGCCGCGACACATATCGCACTGGGCGTCGCATCAACCATCCAGGAGTGGATTGAAACCGACGATCTGGATGAAGACGAAACCCTGGCTGATCGCCTCCTGGCGAATATGGTCGGCCTGGTGGACGCGAACAAAGACGGTGAGCTGAGCGACGACGAAGCCGACGTGCTGGAGACGGCATTGGAATTCGCTTGGGACTACCTGGCCGAGAAGGGCGTTTCGGATGAAGACTGCAGCAAGCTCCTGAACGATTGGGACGAAGCTGCAGCAGACCGGATCCGGGATCTTCTGGCCGCCAGTTTGCCGGATGGCGATGATGCGTCGAGCGCCGATATCGACAACTTTGTGTTTGGCGACGAGGGCAGCGACGCAGTGCTGGATGCCACCTACAAAAAGCGCATGGTGATCCGCAAGGGCAAGAAGGTGCGAATCAATAAGCGTATCTCGGGCCGTGTTCGCCTGACTGCCAAGCAGAAAGTCAGCATTCGCAAGGCGCAGATGAAGGCGCACACGGCCAGCGCCACCATGCGCCGCATGAAGTCGATGCGGCTGAATCGGAAGATGGGCTTGAGCAAGTAATCGTTCACAGTTTGAATTAACACTTCAACACAGCGGGCAGCCAGGTGAATCGGCTGCCCGCAATTTTATGTCAGGCAGAAATATGGCAGCACCAGGGCAGGGTACGACGGCAGACCAGCAAATCCTCGGTTCTCAGTGGTTAGGGCTCTCCGAGCATTTGATTGCCAAGATTTATCCAGTTGACAACAAGGGGCTGCGAGCGGGGCAAGAGCAGATAGAGGTACACGCACCGGTGACCGCCGGCGGCAATATGGAGGCGACCTTGAATTGGCAGTCGCCATTCGAGCAAAGCAGCCCGGATAGCAAAGCGCCAGCCCTAATTGCCATGCTGCAGTCGGGCGCGCTCGTGCCCGGAATGAACGATTTTTACTCGTTCTTCGGTTGGAAGTCCAAATCGACGTCGGGGAATGCCGATGTTGGCACCATAGAGCGCAATATCAAGAAATTTGAAGGCCGCACCGGTATCACCAAGTTGAACTCGACGCAGATTTTTACTGGCATGCCGCCCATCAAGATCAATGTGTCCCTGGTGTTTCGTGCTTTTAGCGATCCGAAAATGGAGGTGGCGGCACCGCTGCAGCAGCTATGGGCCTGGGCGCTGCCGCAGAAACTCAGCGGCGATAGCCTGGTCGCGCGCGCCGCCGGCGGCGGCGATGGCATCGACGGGGCGATCAACAGTATGTTCCCGTCCGTCGCACCACAGCTGATCGGCTTTCAGTACAAGCAACGGACCTTGGCGCCCATGGTGATCGAGACGATCGGCGAGCCCATCGACGCGCCTATCGATCAGGATGGCTATTACACCGAAATCACCATTCCCTTAACGCTGGCGACCCTGACCGCGCTGGACCGTGACGATCTGAAGAAGATCATGGGGCCAGGTTCCTATTCGTCCAATTAACTAAGGATTCTCGCATCATATGATTGCTTTCTCACCTCTCAGAACACGCCGCCTCGCCGTCAAGCTGCGCGAGCTTTCCATTGTGAATGCCGGCGCACTGGCCGCGGTGCCGCCCGAGCGCTTCGAAGAATCGACAACGACCTTCTTGCAGATGGTCATCGAGTCAGCCGATGCGCCGACGGAACGCCATGTCACCGATCCGAAAAACTGGACGGTGCAGGAGCGCATGCTGGTCGTCGGCCACTACCTTGCGCACACCACAGGAGAAGAGGGCGGTGGCGCCAATTTCATGCTGGGTGACGGCCATTACATGGATTACCTGAACGCCAGTCGTGACACGCCTGACTTTCCGATCCCTCTCGGCAGCCATGGCGGCGACGAATGGCAGATATCACCGGTGACGGGGGCAATGGCGGAAGCCATTGAGCAATTGCACGGCCATATCCCGAAAGTCGCCGGCCAGTTGCATTGGATGCTGGGCGCCATGGCAGCGCAGCTATTGCGCGTGGGCGAGGTGGCACCAGATTCGGCCTTGGATTCCTTGAACTACCTGGAGTGGCTGAAAAATCGTATGCAAATTATCAGCGAATATCCAGAGTCCGAGTTTCTGGGGTTGTACGCGATGCGTCAACGAGGTAACAAACTGCTGATGCATTTCTTCGAGACGGTCGAAGTTGACGAAGGATTCGTGGCATTAGCACATGAGGAATCGGAGGCAGAGTCGTTGCCTCCGGCGCGATTTCCAGTTT